CGTTCGCTGGCATCCCGAACTGTATCCGCTGCTCCGGGGGCTCGCGGCGGCGATGACGAGGCCATCATGACAGCCCTGGCGGGACTCTGGATCATCGTGCTGGTCGTGGTTGGATTAGTGGTCCTCTACAACCTGACGCGCCTGGGTGGAGACTAATGGCTGACACCTACGTCACTGCACACTTCACTCTTGAGGAATTGGCCTGCCATGACGAGGCGCGAACGCCGTACCCGGTCATCTACCGCAAGGATCGACTCCCCGACCTCCTGGTCGAAGCCGAAGCCATCCGTGCTGAGTGCTGCATCGAACTGGGCGCGGACTGTCCGATCGTCGTGGTGTCGGGATTCAGGACCGTGGAGTATAATGCCTCACTAGCTCCCGCGTACAAGGCATCAGCGGTGTCCCAGCATTGTGAAGGCCGCGCTCTCGACATCGTGGCCCTCCGACTGTCTTACAGCCACCTGAAGGCGGCAGTGAAACGGGCCGCGCAACGCCCAGGGTCGCTGATCATGTTCATCGAGTGGCGCCCCGCTATGGGATACTGCCATGTAGATACGTTCCCCCGTCGCCCCGACCGGAAACTCGTCACCGTCACGATCGTCTGAGATGACCCACATCGTCCAGTTCAGCGGCGGCAAGGACAGCACGGCGCTGGTGCTGTGGGCGAAGGAGAACCTGCCCGAGTTCACGGCGGTGTTTTGCGATACCGGGTGGGAGCATCCGCTGACGTATGCCTATGTGCAGCACATCAACGAGACGCTACTGGGCGGGAAGTTGGTCACGTTGCGGACGCACAAGTACGCCAACGGGATGCTCGATCTCGTGGCCCATAAGCAGATGATCCCCGCCGTGAGGGCTAGATTCTGCACCGAAGAACTCAAGGTGCTGCCCTTCATCGCGTGGATGGACGAGCAGGGCTTTGGTGATGCCACGGTGTACCAGGGCATTAGGGCCGACGAAAGCCAGGCCCGCAGCAAGATGCCCCGCCGGGTGTACAACGACAACTTCGGCGCATGGATTGAGCGGCCCCTGTTCGATTGGACCGCCGAGGCGTGCTTCGCCCTGATGAAGCGATACGGCGTGGCACCGAATCCACTCTACAAGGCCGGCTCGGCCCGCGTAGGTTGCTTTCCGTGCGTCATGGTGAACCTGGGTGAACTCCGGCGCCTCACCCACACCATGCCCGAGGTCTGGGATCGCATTCTAGAAATGGAAGCGGCGGTGCGCGACAGCAAGGCGGCCAACTTAGACAGCAAACACCCCAACTACGAACCCTCGTTCTTCCGCAACAACATCATCCCCGATAGGTTCCAGACGGGATGGCGCGAGGACACCGGCAAGACGTACGCCACCGTTGCGGACGTGAGGCGTTATATCGAATCTGCCGACGAAGATCAGATCCGCATGTGGGGCCGCTGCACAGAAAGCGGTTGCCTGAGCGTCTACAACCTGTGCGAATAACCATCATCTGAAAGGACTCCCATGAAAGAGCGCGTCTCTCTCAACACCGTTCAATGGCTCATCGCGGTCGCGCTTGTCGCGATCGTGGTCGCGAGTGCGTGCCATACGCCCGTGACCATCGTCACGCCAGCCGGGAAGGTGGCGTATGCGGCCAACGAGGTCGCCATCCGCGTGGGCGAATTGCAGAAGACCGCCATCGCCGCCGAAGCCGCTGGCGCGATTCCGACCCCCGTGGCTCGGATCATCATCACCTGGACGACCGAGAGCGCCAAAGTCCTGGGAGCCACGCCTGCGGGCTGGGGCACCACGGTGGCGACGTCCTGGGGTGAGGTCAAGCGCCAGATCCCGCTCGCCTATCTCCAGAACCCGGCCATCATCTCTGCGGTGTCCGCCGTGGATGTCGCGCTGGCCATCTTCCTGCCACCCACGAGGTAACCACCATGAATCCAGGTCTGATTGCGGCGTTGATCAACCAACTCCTCATCCCCGAACTCCTCGAGATTATCCGTCGCCGGCAAGCCGCGAAGCTCGGCATCACCGATGCGGAGATCATCAAAGAGTTCAACAACCGCGTGCTGGAGATTGTGACCGAGGGCGAGAACTGGCTCGCCGCACACCCGAAGTAGGACTCCTGCTCCTTGGCGTTTTCCCCTCTTGGCGTTGAGGAGTTGATGCCGTGTCGGGCCGAGCGGTGGAGACTTCGGCCCACTTCCCATGCGTCCACTCACCTGCCCGTATTGCGGAGAAGCCTCTCCCGACCTTGTGACGCTCTGGCGCGGCCAAGGGAGTTGCGATACCTGCGGTCGAACGTGGATCATTCCCACGGTAGTCAAGGTTCTAGGCTCATCCCAGTCTCACTCTAAGACGGCTGAAAAAAAGACTTGACACGGGTGGCGTGATGCTTTACCCTTAGCATCGTCGGGCGCGAGACGAAGACGTCACTCGCGTCTCTGGGAAGGCCCGGATGTCCCGGGTTGGTTTCGCGCTCGACACTTCCGAAGGGGGACTCCATGGCCAGATCCGGACACACGGACGCGGAGCAGAAAGACCTGCTCCACATCGGCGTACTCACCAAGGTTTTGAGCTTGCGCGAAGAAATCAACACGCTGCTCACGACCTACCCTGACGTGAAACCCTACTTGATGGACACGCCAGCGAAGCCCAAGAAAGTCATGTCGCGCAAGGCGCGGAAGGCCATCTCGCTGGGCATGAAGAAGCGGTGGGCCGCGCTGAAGAAGGGGACGCGATGACGACCAGTGAGGCGATTGACAAGATTGCTCCGGCGATTGCGCTGGCGCAAGCGGCATTCGTCGCGCCGAAGCGCACGCACGAAGTCAAGTTGGAGAAATACTCCTACAAGTACGCGCCACTCGACGAGGTAGTGGCTGCGCTGCGGAAGCCGCTCGGCGAGATGGGCCTGTCCTTCGTGCAGACCGTCGAGACGTTTGAGGCCGCGCACGGCATGATGGTAGGCGTGGAAACGACGATCCTCCACGCCAGCGGCCAGTGGATTGCCTGCGGGATGGTGCGACTGCCGGCGGGCTCGACGTGTCAGCAGTATGGCGGAGCGCTCTCGTTTGCGCGGAGATACAGCTTGCTGGCCGCATTCGGGCTGGCGGCAGAGGATGACGACGCGCAGGGCGTCGAGGCGACACCCGAACCCCGGGCGAAGTGGTCCGAACAGAAGCCCGATCGAGATCCCCGAGCACTGCCCGCGCCTCCGTCCCTCCGAATGCCTCCGCCTCCTGGTGGCGAACCCGCGTTGGCCGAACCGGACTTCGGCCCCGACCCGGACCTCCTCGCCGACATGCAGGCGGTGTATCAACTCCCGAACGGAACCCCGGCCCAGAAGCTTAGGCTTGGTCCCTCGAAGAACTCGCCGGCCATCTCTGAAGCGCAGGCGAAGCGGTTGTTTGCGATCGTGCGCGGCCAGGGACTCTCGGCCCCCGAGTACCGCGACTGGTTGCTGGCGGTGTCGGGCTACAGTTCAGACAAAGACATCCCGAAAGCGCACTACGAGCCCATCTGCATCGCGGCTGCGCTGATTGGGAAGAAAGAGACGGATGCGTTTTGATGCCGTACACCCTCGCGTTTGACATCGAGACCCGTGGCGACATCGCCTGCCTGCCCTTCCTCCCACCTGTCGAGGCGGCGGCGAACTTGCGCGACCCCGAGAAAGTGAAGCAGAGCATCATTGAGCGCACAGCGGCCCAACTGTCGCAACTGGCGCTCTACCACTCGACCTGTCTGATCACCGCGATTGGCTTGTCGATGCCCGATGGCGAGATCGAAGTGCATCTCTGCCCGACTACCGAGGCCGAGGTGACGGCGCTCGAGCGGTTCTGGCATCAGTGGAGACGGGCGGATTTCCGCTGCGGCTTCCGGTGCATCCCCTTCGACCTGCCGATCCTGATGACGCGGTCGAGGCTGCTCTCTGTCCCCCATCCAGAGTTGTCGCTCAAGAAGTACGGGACGCCTGGGATCCGCGACCTCGAACTGGAAACCGGCTACAACGGGATTCAGGACGACTCGCGCATCAAGGGCGCAGGCCGGATGAGTTTCTGGGTCAAGCGGTACGGCATCACACTGCCGGATGACCCGATTGAAGGGAAGGACTGCCCTGCGCTGGCGGAAGAGAACACGCCGGCATCGTGGGCGCTCATTCGCGAACACTGCCGCATCGACGTGATGGCGACGATGGCCTTGGCCGAGAAACTGCCCTTTGGAGCATGGTGATGAACCATTTGCCTGTCTGTGCGACCTGCAAGCGCGAACTGCGCTGCAAGAAGAACTCGTATGCGGTCATTGACGGGAGCGGCCTGTGGCATGGTGACTTGTGGGAATGCCCGGGCTGCGACCTCCAGGTGGTGGTCGGGTTCGGCGCCGCGCCGTTGATGGAGCCGCACGATCCGAAGTTCACGCACTTGGTCGCGGCGGAAACGCGAGATTACGGACCCCCACTGGTGATGGAGGACGTGTGATCTACATCCTCATCGCCGTGGTGCTGGCCGGTTGGTTTGTGGCCTGGAGCCTCTGTGTCGTGGCGGCACGGGCGGATGCCCAGGCAGACCGGCTGCTCGAGAAGTGGATCGATGGGTGGAGTAAGGAGCGGTGATGGACGACGGATTCACAGCATTCTGGACTGCCTACCCTCGGAAGGTCGCCAAGAAGGACGCGGAGAAGGCATGGGAGAAACTGGCCCCTTCTCCACCGCTCCAGGAGACGATCATCGACGCCATCGAACAGCAGATGATGACCCAGCAGTGGGCTGATGGATTTATTCCGTACCCAGCGACGTGGCTTAGAGGCGCACGGTGGGAGGACGAGATCCGGCCTGATGAACTCGTTCCTGCCGCGTATCGACCCTACGGCTGCGACTGGTGCGATCATCACCCCCGCTGTGAAACCCCCGCCCACCACGCCATCAAAGCCAGAATGGAGTCCCGACGTGACGCTTGACACGGCACTCACCATCGCCAGCCTCCGGGCTGTAGACCTCTGGCGCATCAGCCACGGTGTCGAATCCCCCGACGACCTGCGCGAGCAGGCGCTGGACCTCCTGACGACGGAAGTCATCCGTATGGTCAACGTGGCTGGCGAGGCGCTCGGGACCGACCCGGCGATGCGTGGGCCGGGGTGCGTGGATGCGCTGGCCGCACACGTTGAAACGCTCCGGGAACGGTGGGAACGAGAGCGCGAAGCCACGTTCCGCTACGGCTACCGCATTGGCCTGAGCCGTGGCAGCAACGACGAAACCGAGGATGAAGTGGTCGCGCTGTGGAACCGGACGCGGGCCATCTTGGGCGAACCCTACGCCGAACTCGCTGCCGCCCAAGCGGAGGCCGTCAAAGCATCAGAGCGTTGGTGGGCTGACAAGTGGGAGGACTGGAGGCACCGCGCCGAAGCCGCCGAAGCGGAAGTCGAACGGCTACGCGGGATGCGCTGCGAGACGTGTCGACACTGGGATGAATGCGGAGGAGACGGCCAAGGCATGTGCGAGTTCTTCGGAGTCCACACCCGAACCGATTTTGCCTGCAACGCATGGGAGCCACGCACATGACTAACCCCGACCTCGACCGCGCCCTCGTAGAAGTCGAGCGACATCTGGAAACGGTAAACACCGGCCAGTGTATGCACGACACATGGCTCCGCACCCTCGCCGCTGCCGTGCGACGGCTACAAGGGGATGTGGAGCGTATCCGCGCCGAATGGGACGCCGCCACCTCCCGCGAGGCGTCCACGTTTGCGGAACTGAAAGAGCGCCGGTTTCAGGTCGCGCGGTTACAGGTGGAAGCCGAGGTGGGCGCCGCGCTTGCGCGGAAACTGTACGATTGTCCCACCGCTGACGCTTACGACGCGGTGTGTGTCAGCAACGCCAATTATCGCTCTCGGTTTGACTTAGTGGCGACTGTGAACGTAGCCCTTCACGCCGAGAACGCCGCCCTGCGGGAGCAACTCGCCAAGATGTTCACTGACCGCACAGATGCCGAGGCCGAGCGGGACGCGCTGCAAGCGCAACTAGATGTGGCAGACAAGCATTGGCAAGCAGAGATCGAGGCGCAGGAGCGTGGACTACGAGCATCGTGGGATCTCACTTGTAAAGAACGGGACGCCCTGCGGGAGCAGGTGGCCGAGCGCGAAGACGCCGCGTTCAAGGCAGGCTGGAACGCAGGGAAGGCGTGTCATACGGGCATTGCCACGCTCACCGAGGCTCGGGCCGTGTGGCGGGCCCGCCAGAAAGGGACACATGACTAACGATGACCTCGACCGCGCCCTCGCCGCCGCCGCTGCGAATGTTGGTCCCTCAGCCCTCGACACGTTGGCCCGTGAAGTGCGACGGCTGCAAGGGGAGGCCGAGGCTACCCGGGACGATCACTGGGCGCGCATCGGGCAGTACGAACGTCGGGCCGAAGCAGCCGAAGCCGAGCGTGACGCCCTGCGGGAGCAGGTCGCCGAAGTCCAATCTCTTGTAGAGATGGTAAAGGCCCAAACAGACGAACTTGACCGGCGTAAAGGCCTTATCACGCAAGTGCAGCATTGGCAGGATCACACCACAGAACGTGCGCTGAATGCCGAAGCCGAGCGGGACGCCCTGCGGGAGCAACTAACCGAGCGCGATGCAATCATCACGCAACTACGTGACGCTCCGGTAGAAAAGGACGGCCCATTCACCCCGGTAAAAGACCGCGAAGAAGCCGCGTTCAGGGCGGGATACACCGATGGAGCCATGCAGATAATACGCACGGTAGACGAAGCCCTCGCCGTGTGGCAGGCCCGCCAGAAAGGGACACCCACATGACCGAGTCACGCCTGCCGCTGGACGGGGACGGGTTGACGACGGTCTACCAGCAGCATCGTGCCGTGATGACGTCTGAGCATGAGCGCACCGATGCGGCGATGTGGCGGATTCTGGCCCGACTCCGCCAGGGGCCGGCGACTGGCCCTGACCTCAACCAGATCTGCTTTCGGTACACGGGTCGGATGAGTGATTTACGGCTTCACCACGGCTACCAGATCCACAAGGACCACATCGGCGGCGGGGTGTGGCGCTATACGCTGGAGGGGCACCGATGACTGACGATGTGGCGTTGCTAATCGCGTCTCTATCATCGTTCGACCTAGACGAATCCTGCCGGATTGAAGCGTTGTCGACGCTGGCGGGAACCGTGTTGCGCCTCAACACCGATCTTGTGCTTGCTGCCGCGCTCCTGAAACGTGCGGCTCGGAACTTCGCGGAACTCGACCCCGCGCTAACCGATGAGATGTGGTCGGTCGCCAAACGTCTCGGAGGAACCCTGTGAAGCCAATCCCCAAACCTGAACCGATCGCTCGAGAGAAAGCTCGGAAGAAGCGCACCTATGCCGAGCGCCGGCGGTGGTGCTGTGACACCGTCTGGGCGCGGGAACACTCAACCTGCGAACGCTGCCGCACGCCGGTCAGTCGAACCGGGATGTTCCTCGATCTCGGGCACGTTCACGAAGATCCGCCCAGGTCATTAGGGAATGACGGGACGGACCCGAACACCTGTCTCTTGCTCTGTCCTGCGTGTCATCAACTCGCGCATCAATTGAGGGTCCAATGTCTACGCTCCACAGCCTCAGCCCAGCGTCGTACCCCGCTTCAGTCGCGTCGAAACGGCTTAGCGTCCAAAAGGTCATCCTCTTTCTGACGTGGTGGGCGATGGCCGTACTGATGTTCCCGATTGCCGTCATCATCGGGGTCTGTTACGGGGCGATTGTTGGGGCCGGGGAAGGAGTCGCCCGATGCCTGGACGAAAGCTGGAACGACCTGAAGCGATGGCAGCGCGTCCTCGACGACCTGTAGAGCAAGGGACGCTCTTTGGGGAGTCCCAGACGACCGGGACGGAGCCGTGTGACGCCTGCGGGATTGGGCGGATTGTCATCTCGCGCACGCCGAATCCCTTTGAGGACCACTGGCGCTGCGGTGAGTGTGGGATCTGGGGGACCATCTCCCATTCGCGGACGTTCGGCCCCCGCTTCGAGGAAACCGTGCAGCAGACCGCCCCACGGGGCGCAGGAGAGGATGTATGACGTTCCGAGAGTGGTGGGGCCAGCTCTGGCGTTCGTGGCGCTACGGGGCTGTGAAGCGGCGGAAAGCCCTGATGCCGAGGATGACGTGCCCGGAGTGCGGGAACGTGGTGGCGTACTCGGCCCGGACGAAACTGACCTCGGCCCATAAGTGCGGCGGGGCGATTGTCCAGCGTTCCATTACGGGGGCATGGTGACGTTCCGCGTCAAGCACAAGATCGACACGACTCAGCCGGCCATTGTCGGGGCGCTCCGGGCGGCTGGCTATGCCGTCTGCCAACTCGATCAAGGCGGAGGCTGTCCCGATCTGCTCGTGGCGCGGGGGAGTCAAGGCCGGTGTCCCCTGACCCATGCGCCAGCGAAGATGTGGCTCCTTGAAGTCAAGACGCCCGGGGGCGTGCTGACGCCAGCCCAGAAAGCCTGGGTGTCGACCTGGCCGGTCCCGGTCTATGTCGTGCGGACGCCAGAAGAGGCGTTAGAGGCGGTCGGTGGCACGTAACAAGCCGATCACCGTCTCGGCACAGATCAGGAAGGGCAAGCTCTATCTTGACGACCGTTCCGCGTTTGAGGCGGACGTTCTTGAGCAACCCGATGGCCCGGTGGCGGTGCGCGTCTGGCGCCCGCATTCCAGGCGGAGTGACCGCTACTATTTCGGCGTCGTCCTGGCCCATATCAGTGAAGCGACCGGGTACACGATAGCCGAGGCTCACGCCGCGATGAAAGCGGAATGCAATCCTAAGATCGAAACCCGAGTCGACCGGGATGGCGTGGTGGTCGATACGCGGGTGCTGGCGGGCTCGACGACGGAACTAGCCGATCAGCAGATGTCGGAGTACATTGAACGGGTCCGGAGGTTCGCCGCCGAACGGCTGGGTGTGGCGATTCCGGACCCGGATCCGACTATCGTTAGCGGAGCTAGAGATTCCGAGTGATGCGCTCGTTCTCGAAGTTCCGCACTCGTTTGCTGCGCCCGCTTCCCATTTCCCCGTCAAACACCTGATGCGCGAAGGCGATGGCCAAGAGTTTGCGGAGTTCGTGTCCGTCCCACTCAGGCGGCATCTGCGGCACTTTCGCGCACAGATCGCGACTGATGGATGAGGTGAGTGAACGAATAAATCGACGCTTATCATCTCGTGTCATGTTCTGTCCCTTTCTAGTCTAGGATCGCGAGTCGCCCACGCTGCCAAGATAAGCTCGACGATCTGCCGCTCCCACGCGGTATTCGGTGGGAGTCCAATCTCTCGCGCCCACTCAGCCGCTAAGGTCTGCGCTTTGGCTTCGGGTGTCAGTTGCCAGGTGATCGGATCTTCGCGCATCTCATCTCCTAGAGAGCGCGTCTGCGCCCATGCTGAATCGGTAACTCGAATGTCGGCTGCTCGGCCATCTTGCGGGCGAGCTCGGCCAGGATACGGCGGGCCTCAATGGGGCCGGCTTCGTCCTCAGTTGAGCGCGGGTCCGGGCCGCAGTCCACAATGAACGACGGCGCCGGCTCCAGGTCAGCGAAGAGGACGCGCACATCGGAGCGCATTACATGATGTCCACGACAAGCGGCGAGATCAGCCGTTGAAACTCGCGGGGGCTGACTTCGACGGCGTTTATGGCGTACTGGTTCACGTGGCGCGATGTCGTCTTGCTGTACTTCCGCGAGGTCTTGACATACCCGACGCCCGGGATGAACGCGGCGACCGGGGTGCGGTAGCTGATGAGCACTTCGCGCCCCTGGTCAAGCTGTACGAACGTGCGATTCTGAGACATACGGTTTCCCCTCTCTGGCTGGCCTGATTGCCACCCCGGAGCCTGTCGAGCGGGTGAGGCTCGAAGGCTCCGGCGAGGCTCACGCCTATTCTTCCTGGTAGCCATCGAACCAGCGGCCTAGATTCTTCGTGCGTCGGCGTCCTGCGAGGCTCGTGCAGGTCGTTGAGCTTGTCTCAGGATCACCGCACCACGCCTGCGCTTCGTCGAGCGTTAGCCCGGACTGGAGAATGCGCCGTCGTCCGTGGAAGTAGAACCTGACGATCTTGTACCGCGTCGAATCGGTGAACGTGTGCGTGTCCATCATCGCGTCAGACTCCTGAGAAGGGAGGCCGGTGTCAGTCCCGGCCCCTGGTTGACTAGACCGCGATCTGTCGGATGTCGGCCTCACCGTCGAACGCGCCGGCGGTCTGCTCTTCGTACTCGCTGTACGCCTGGAGAATCAGATCCCGCAATCGCTCCTGGTAACTGGCGTCCGCGACCGGCCTGAGCAGGGCGAAGGATCGCCGCTCGCCGTTGACCGAGTACTGACGCGCCGGGAACGTCACGTTTCGGCCTGTGCCGTTACGCCGCTCCCAGATCCCGAACCCGATGAGCTTGAGCCCATCGAGACAGCCGTTACCGGCGAAGTGAATCTCACAGTCGGCCAGCTTGCCCGGAGGATTGCCCTTGTCGTTGGGCGAGAACTTGAACACCATCGCTGCACCTCTCTGTCAAGGGAAGATGATTCTTCCCGGAGGCCGGTGAACCCGATATCGGCCCATCGGCTACCGGCAAGGATCAGCCGCTAGGCTTCGTCTTGCTCGTCTGGCTCGTCGATCTGGCGTCCCGTCATCCTGACGAACGCCGCGACGACTTCCAGCGTGTCAACCGTCCAGGTGCGCCGGTTGAGCAACGCCGCGATCCGGTCCACCGCGACGGTCGCCGGCATCGTGACCGGCAACAGTGGATGGCACGCCAGGCAGACCGCCTGCTCGTCGGTCCCGACGTGATTCCAGGGCGACGGGCAAGCGTAGGGCCTGCCGTTGTTCTTGTCGATCACTACCACTTCGTCTCCGAATCTCATAACTGCTCCCCTCTCTGTTATGCGCGTCTAAGCGCCCCGGAAGCCTCAGTTCATCCCCGAGGCTTCGGCGTGGCGTTTCGCTTTCCGCACGACTCACACTTGAACCCGTCCGACTCCAGACCGGGTGCCTTGTCATCTTCAGGCCGCAACCGATACAACGTTTGGCCGCTGAGGTCGCGCCCCGAGTAGAATGCGGTCATTCCGGCGCAGCGCATCTCCCCGCAGAAGCATCGGCCATTGTCCCCGAGATACAAACGCATCGAATCAAGCCTTCGCCCCATCGCATCCCCCCTTGTCTGTCTGTGACCGCCCCTAGTCCATATCCGTTCGGCCGTCGTGTGACGTGTGCGATTCGTCTGCATTCACGGTCCATGTGTGCCCCGTCGCACGCTCCACGATATACACGCCATGCGTGGCGAGGTCGTCCCCATGTCCAAGAACCGCTCGCACGATGGACTGCCCGTTGTGGAGCGCCGCGTAGAACGAGTGGTAGTAACTGGGCGTTTTCGCATACGGCCCGATACAGGCCCACTCGAACGGCCGTTTCTCGCCATGTTTCATGGCCTTACCTCCACAGAGACATAGTGCAACCCCCATACCGTACCAGATCCTCAAAAACACGCCCATTTACACATCCACGCCCGATTAGTCTGGCTCACTGTTCTGGCTCCAGCTAGATATTGTCCGTATCTTCCCTAGAATCAATGACTTAGCAGAAGCCCGCTAGTCTGGCCACAGACAGACCAGCTTTAGGTCGCTTGACCTAATCGCCACGATCCCTGAATCCGCCTTGACCTCTTCCCCGTCCAGGCGTATTCTGTCCCAGGAGATTAGGCCAGATGACCGAAAACGCCCTAGGAAGCCCGGGACTAGAACAGACGAGAACAGACCGACCCCGTACCAATAACCCCAACGGCAGACCCCCAGGACGCCGAGAGACCCAACCCAGAGCTCCGCGCCTCGACCCCAAGATCCGTGAATCCTTCATTGAAGTCTACCGCCGCCAAGTCGAGTCCAACGCGCAGCGCCTCGTCAGGAAGTCTCTCCAAATGGCGCTCAAAGGCGACTCGCGCATGATTATAGACATCTTTGACCGCTACCTCGGCAAGGCCATCCAAAGCATCGAGCTCTCAGGGCCAGGCGGAGGACCGCTCAGACTACAGGCCATGACCGCCGTAGCGTTAGCCCAGCTGGACGAAGGGGAGCTCAGGGCATTGGAGGCGCTCAATCAACGCCTTGCCCAGGCCACCGAGCCTCAGCCCGTGGCACTCCTGCCGGCTCAGTCAGTCTCAGTCGAGTCTCAGCCAGACCCTGAGGTTGGTATTACCACACAGCCTAGTATTACCACCTAGTATTACCACGCCCGATCTGGTAATATCAGGCTCATGAAAGAGGTATTACTACCAACGCGCCCCTGTAGGCACGGTCATGCTCCTGACTGGCAGTTGGTGATCCAACGGTCCTATCGCTGCCGCCAATGCCACCGGGAAGGGGTCAGGCGTGCCAAGGGGCCCGTCTTGCCGTCTGCCGACGATCAGCCTGTCAGCCCTGCGCCGCCTGCCCGTCGGCCCTTCCATCCACAGCCGAAGAAGAAGTAGGCCGGCTGGACCTTCGCTCTCGAGTACGGGCCTAGAATGCAGGAAAGCGAAGGACTGCCGGCGAGCTCTGTTTCGCTTTCGCCCATATCTGCGCCTAGAACGTGCCACGTCTGATAATGGGCGTTCTGATGACCTGGGATGCTGCGCTGGCTGGCTGCCCTGCGCCTGCGCTGACAAGCAGGGAGGCTGGATGGGTGCTAGGCTGTAGGCTGCTGCTGCCCTGCCATGCTGCCCTGCCTTGCCTTGACCCGTCCAGGCCACCGGCCCGACGCCCCCCACCCCCCGGCCCGGTCGGGGCTGCGGCGCGAGCCACACGCGCTACCCATCCAAATCTATGTACGGGTCCAGGCTGCCCGACGACTGAGCCTCGAGTCTGAGCTGAGGCTGCTGGTCTGTCTGGTCCGAGTCTATCCTGTCCTGGTCTGTGGTCCTGCGGTCTGGTCTGTCTGGTCGTGGTCTGTCTGGTCGTGTGAGAGGAGAGAGGCAGGGGGTCTACGGTCTTGGGAGAGGTGGAGGGAGGGGGAGGATTCAGGGATCGGGGCGAGCTGGGGGACGATTGGGCTTGACTGAGCCTCTTTGAGGGAGTAGAGTCGGCGACATGGACACGCATGGAGGGGTGGAGCGACGGGCATGAATCTGGCTGCGTACTTTCAGGGGCGTGATGCGTCTCAGGATGCGACGGTGCCGATGCCGTGGGTGGTTCCTGGCGCGATTCGCGCAGACCTGCCGGCGTACTTTCACGACCTGGGGTTCACGACGGGGGTGGAGGTGGGGGTGTGGGAGGGGGTGTATGCGGAACAGTTGTGTCACGCGAATCCCTCACTGCACCTGACGTGTGTCGATTCGTGGACGCAATATGCGGCGTATAACCAGCGATTCAAGTACCGTCATCCGATTGAGGAGGGCGGCGGGTCTGTCATGGGGGATGCGGCGTTCCAGTCTGCGTATGAGGCGGCGGAGCGACGGTTGCGTCCGTATGGCTGTACGCTGATGCGTGAGGACAGTCTCCGGGCGGCGGCGCGTCTGCCAGACGGGTCGTTAGACTTTGTGTATCTCGATGGGAACCACCAGTTTGAGTATGTGGTGGCGGATCTGGCGGCATGGATGCCGAAGATCCGGGTGGGTGGGGTGATGGCGGGCCACGACTATCTGGTGGAGCGCCAGATTGACGTAGTGGCGGCGGTGGACGGGTGGACCGTGAGCCATGCGGTGCGTCCGTGGTTTGTGTTAGGGCGCACGCATCGACGGAAGCGCGAACCGGGCGAAAAGTATCGGTCGTGGCTGTGGACCGTCCGCGACAAGAAGGGATGACACGATGCGCGTGGTGCTGGGCTACGTCGAACTCCAGCGGAAGAGCAAGCGGAAGTATGTGCAGATCTGGGCAGAGAGTCTCCGGCGGTTCAATCCGGACCTGCGGATTGTGCTGATGCTGTCTGGGGGAGACTTCAGCCTCGAAGCCCTCTGTGACACGTACCGCATTGAGATCTTCCCCATCACGGGGGACCGGCATCCTGCTGGCCCTAACGTCGCTCGGAATCTCTACTATCGAGCATGGCTCCTCCATAACGTGGCGGTGACGGAGGCGATCTGCCTTGACGTGTTTGACGTGGCCTGCCAGGGGTCGCTGGACGGGATTGACCTGAGTCGTGGGATGTGGATGACGCAGGAGAACGTGTTGGTGCGGGACTGTCCGTTCAATCGGGCGTGGGTCGCACGCGGATTCGGCCCGGGCTGGCTCAAGACGCTGGAGGACACGCCGGTCATCTGTTGCGGTGCGTTCGGGGGGATTCGCAGCGAACTGATGCGGTATCTTGAGACCTATGCCGAAGAACTCGCGGAGCGACAGGGTGACGATGTCGTGGGGTTTGACCAGTCGTCTCTCAATGTCTGGGCCTCGCTTGATGAGGACGCCACCTCACTCGTCTTGCCCTACCGGAACACCCAGTGCGTCCACATGGGCTATGCGCCCGCCTCAGACTTTTCGTGTGACGCCGAGGGCATCTGGATGGAGGAGCGCACGATGAAACCGTTACTGCTGCATCAGTGGAATCGGACACAGCACGCGCCGATTGAGCGGTCTCTCCGGGAGACGTATCCCTTCCATGGCTAACCTCAACGCGATCTATTCGCGACGGTTTCTCGAGGGGTACGACACCGATGAGCGTGCGCCATGACGGTTGAACACATGCTGGAGTGGGCCGACGAGGTGGCCAGCGATGACTGCACCTTGTCGAATGAACAGGTAGACGAACTCGTGGTGGCGCTCGCCGACGCGGTGCGCTGCCACGAGACGGACACCAACGACCTCAAGATCCTCCTCGCCTATTTCAAGCAGGAGTATGCACGACTCGTGACCGAGAACGGGGAGTTGAGAATGGGACTGATGCGAACGTGCGCGACGTGCAAGCACAGCATCGACTATCGCGATGAACTGTGGTGTCGCACGGGTCCGGGCGCGAGAAGTTTCGCCGGACTGTTGTGCCGAGACGTGGGCAACGTCTGCGGCGCCTGGGAGAAGCGCGATGGCTGAGCTCACCTATCTCGCCTCGCCTGAAGGACTCGCGGAAGCCCGGGCCGAACGTGCTCGCTGCCGGTGGTATCAGTACTATCCTGATGAGGGACCGCTCCGGAGAACGCTGTATCCCAAACACGTCGCGTTCTTCGAGGCCGGCGCGTCCTGGCGTCAGCGCCTCTTCTTAGCTGCGAATCGGATTGGCAAAACGGACGTCGCGTCCTTCGAGTTGACCTGTCATCTGACCGGACTCTATCCCAGATGGTGGAAGGGACGCCGCTTTGACACTCCCATCGAAGCCTGGGCCGCAGGCGATACGAGTGGCACAGCGCGAGACATCATCCAAACCTCACTCCTTGGCCCCACCTCGACGATTGACACGAAGCTGTGGAGCGGGATGATTCCTCGGCCCTTGGTCTACGAGATTGCCCGGAAGCAAGGGATCTCCGGCGCGGTCTCGACCATCTGGGTGAGGCATCGCAGTGGCGGGATGAGTTCGGTCGACATCAAAAGCTACGACCAGAAGCGCGAAGCCTTCCAAGGCACCACCAAGCACGTCATCTGGGAAGACGAAGAACCGCCACCCGAGATTCATGGCGAGTCGCTGATTCGGACGATGACCGTCAATGGCCTGATGATTGTGACGATGACCCCGCTGATGGGCCTGACGCCGTTCCTGAGCGAATGGCTCGAGCGGAGCGCCCTGGAAGTCATTGATGATGGCGTGAGTGTCCTGAAGCCTGCACATGTGCATGTCTTTGGCGCGAACGACCGTGGCGACGAAGCGCCGGAGAAGACCCCGGAGATGTCACGCTACACGGTGATGGCGAACTGGGACGACTGTCCGCATCTGGATGACAAGGCCAAGACCGAGATGCTGCGAGAGTTCCCCGTCTACCAGCGGGAAGCCCGAAGCAAAGGCATCCCGGCGCTCGGGAGTGGGACTATCTATCCGATTCCTGAAAGTGAGATTCGCTGCACCCCGTTCGAGATTCCCGAGCATTGGCCGCGTGCGTTCGCACTAGACACGGGCTGGGACTGGACCGCTGCGGTCTGGGGCGCGTTAGATCGCGAGACACAGACCTGTTACATCTACTCGGTCTATAAACGCGGCCACGCAGAAGCGCCGATTCACGCCGAGGCCATCCGAGCGCGAGGGAAGTGGATCCCAGGCGTGGGAGATGCCGCCGCGATTACGAATCAAGATGGCCGGCAGTTCGTCGACATCTACCGACAGCTCGGACTCGACTTGCAGCTCGCTGACAAGAGTGTGGAATCGGGGATCCAAGATGTCTGGACGCTCCTGAGTGCCGGGAAGCTCAAGGTGTTCTCGTCGTGCGGAGCGTGGTTCGATGAGTACCGCCTCTATCGCCGCGATGAGAAGGGGCGGATCGTGAAGCAGAATGATCACCTCCAGGACTGCACCAGAATGTGGGTACGCAGTGGCCGAGCGCGAGCCAAGGTCGCGGTTGTCACCCGAGACCAGGCCACGATGGTCCTGGATCCCAGAAGCGCCGAGACGGGATGGATGAACGGATGAAAAAACTCACACGTTGCGTAAAAGGGTGTGTCTCTCGCCGCACGATCCTCCAGTGCCTTGCATCGGCACCATTCGCGGCCTTCGCCGCCACACAGATCACGGTATCCCCTTCTGCGCCAGCCCCATCACTTGTGCCAGCCGATGAAGACGATGGTGCTACCACCTGTTCGCTCTCGCCCTCGCAGGAACTCAACGAAGACAACTGGGGGTAACCATGCCACTGAAGCACGGCACGTCGAAGAAGATCATCAGTCAGAATATTCGCACCGAGATGGCGCACGGCAAACCGCAACGCCAAGCGATTGCGATCGCGCTGTCGACCGCCCATCCCAAAGGAAAGAAGCGATAACCATGGCCAAGAAATCCTATCGTCACGGTCCCGAACCTCAGATGGAAGAACTCCCGAGACCACTCGACCGTGTCTCGCCCCTTCCAAAGTCGACCCTCAAAGATCGCCCCATGATGCACAAGGTCGAGAAGATGATCGACCCGGGCGGTGGGAATCCACCCTTCAAGGCACCGAAACCAGGCGCCATCAACGCCCCAGCCCGTCCTATCAGCCAGGGCTATTCGATGGAAGCGCGGGAGAACGAGATCAACGAGGCGGCGAGGCAGGAGAAGGCCAAGAAGTACAACCCCCAGCGACGACTGCTGGAGACCCCCGTCAACAAGTACAAACGCGAGGTCTAAGATGATGAAGCAGGGCAGTTCACACAAGACCCTCGATACCAACATCCACGCCCGGATCAAGGCCGGCGACTCGCCCAAGACCGCTGCGGCCAAGGCCGCGAAGGTCGGGTCGTCCAAGAAGAAGGGCAAGGATAAGGATGACAAGGACGATGACTGATGTGGTGCCAAGGGGGGTAAGACGATGAGGGTTCAGTTCAGGGCCGTCAAGCGGTCACTCACGCACCCTCTTGGTGCCTTCCCTCTGTCTGTACGTACAGGTCTCTTCTTAGACTAGTACGATCCCTTTCGGCTGCATAAATGCAAATGTACGCACAAAATCGCGTTTGTCAAGGGGTAGAGGCAAATAAACGTGGGTTGGGCTGAAAAAACCCGTGACGGAGCTTTCTGGCGGGCGCGACGAGCCATCAAAGCCCGGATCATCGCCCACACGGTCATGCCTCGCGTCATTCTCAAGCAACTGGGACTGGTGATGGTCGCCCTCGTCACCTTCCCGTTTCGACTCGTCGGATTCCTGGCTGGAAGGATCACACGATGAAAGCCACCCTCTCACGGAAGGAACTCAGGCATCTCTGCGAACAGGACCTCGCCGAAGGTCACGATCGCAAACTCACGACGCAGGAAGTCTCCGTCCTCTACGACTGGGCCAAGAGTACCGTCAAGCGGTACGTCTACGACAAACCGCCCATGCTGGCCTCCGTCAAAATCGGCGAAGGCAAGCTCCAAATCCCTCGCCGGCGCATCCCCTATACCGTCGCCGAGGATTTTTTCAATAAAATGAAGGCGTAGTCTGCCCTAGTCAGCATCAGTCGGCATCAGTCTTGCAATAATTCGGTTGACTCGCATCTCCAGACCGCGCAAGGTATGAGCGACGGAGTGTAAACGCTCTCCGCGCTAGGAGATCGAGTGGCCTCTCGTGTCCCGAACATTCCCTCCCTCGACGCGACTCCCAATCCCCAACTCTCCCCTGACGTGCTGAGTGGCGTCCTCACTGACGAGAACGGTCAGACCGACGACCCCGAAGGCTCGATTCAGCAGTCCCAAGACGACTTTCTGGTCCTCGCCAGACAACGCTGGCAGACCATCGACAATACCGAGACGAAACTCCGCACCCTCCAGCGCCGCGACCTCGATTTCTTCGCCTCCGACCAGTGGGACCAGAAGATCAAGAAGCAGCGCACCGAAGACGGACGGCCCTGCCTCACCATCAACCGGCTCCCCGGCTACGTGCGCCAGCTCACCAACGAGATGCGCGAAGGCCGTCCTGGCATCGAAATCACCCCCGTTGACTCCGGAGCCGACCCCGACCTCGCCGAAGCCCTCCAAGGCATCATCCAGCACATCGAAGCCAACTCAGATGCCGATGTCGCCTATCAGCGAGCCGCTGATGCCCAGGTTCGCATCGGACGAGGCTGGTTCCGCATCGTCCCTGAATACGCGGACGACACCAGTTTCGAGCAGGAACTCAGGATCAAGTCCGTCCGGAACCCGAATACGGTCTATTTCGATGCCGCCTCGCAGGAAATGGACGGGTCAGACGCTCGGTACGCCTTCATCGTCGAAGATATCCCTAATCCTGAGTATGATTTGCGGTTTGGGAAGGATACCCGAGAGAGTCTTGAGGTGTTTGCCCGGTCTGGAGAGAAGTTCAACCAGTGGATGCCCGAAGGCAAGACCCGGGTGGCTGAATACTACTATCTGGAGCCGAAGAAACGCACCCTCCATGCCCTCCAGAACGGCATGTTGGTCGACGATGCCCAGATGAACGACCCCGTCTTCCAGCAGATGGTCGCCGAACAGCAGATTGACCCCACTCCGGTCAGTACCCGTGAGGTCGAAGGCCGTCAACTGTGCTGGGCGCTCATCAACGGAGCCCGAATCCTCGAAGGGAACGAGACGAAGACCGCTGGCCGCAAGATGCCGGGTCGCTGGATCCCGATTTTCCCCGTCTATGGCGAGGAAATCGACAATGACGGCTCCGTCGACTGGAAAGGCATCATTCGGGACTCGATTGACTCCCAGCGGATGTCGAATTACTGGAAATCGGCCAAAACTGAGGCTGTGGCTCTTGCGCCGAAGGCACCCTACATCGCCGAAGAGGGCCAACTTGAGAGCCACGAGGACGAATGGCAGCTCGCCAACGTCAAAAACCTCTCCGTCCTCCGGTACAAGGCCAAAGCCCTCGATGGACACCTGATCGGGCCTCCGCAGCGCAATACCGCCGAACCGCCCATCCAGGCGATGGCGATGCTCTCCCTAGAGGCCGAAAACGACCTCCGGGCGACCTCCGGCTTCAGTTATGACGTTGGAGCGCAGGAAAAGCGCCTTGAACAGAGCGGTCGCGCCATCATCGCCCGTCAGAAACAGGGCGAACTCGGCAATTCGCACTTCTCCGCCCATCAGTCCATCGCGTTACGGCACGCCGGTCGCGTGTTACTCGACCTGATTCCCAAGTACTACGACACCCCTCGGGTGAAACGTATTCTCGGACGGGACGGCCAGCAGCGAGAAGTCCTGATTCATGCCGGCAATCCCGAAGCCGCCCAGCGCATGGCCCAGGCGCAAGGACTCGCCCATCTCCGCATCTTCGACCTCTCGATAGGCCGGTACGACGTCCGGGTCTCCGCAGGCATCTCCTTCGCGTCGCAGCGGGATCAAGACCAGCAAACGATGACGTCCATCATGCAAGCGAACCCCGCGATGTCCAACATCCTCGGGGATCTGCTCTTTGGCACGATGAACAGTCCGATTGCCAAGCGTGCGGCCTCGAGACTCCAGAAAGCCCTGCCTCCTGAGCTCCGAGACGACGCGGAATCGGCGAAACCCAAGATTCCGCCTGAACTTCAGCAGCAGATGGAGCAAGCGCAAGCCCTCATTGACATGCTCACGAAGAAGGTTGAGGAGCAGACTGACGCTCTCAACTCGAAGACCGAAGACAACCAGACCAAGATCCGCATCGCCCAAATCCAGGCCGATACCGCGATGTCTGTCGCTGAGTCGAAAATCGTCACGCAACAGACGCTCGCGCTCCTCGATGCCCGGATGAAAGCGGTCGATCGCTTGGTCGAGATCGACTTGGCGCGGTTGAACGCCGAACAAGCCGCCCCGACTGGCGGTGGGATGTCCTCCCCCACGGAACCAACTGCGCCACCTCCTGTCCCCGTGCCGGTCCCGGTGGAGATGCCACCGATGCCCGAGCCAGCCAACCCATCGGCTGTGATGGGGTCATCTGCGCCTCCGGGCGCGTAGGAGCGTTCTATGGCCATCACCCTCATGACCACAACTGGCACGCAAGCCGACATCAACGCCGCCTTGGGGATTGCTCCCGAGACGCCGTCGTCGGGCGAGGCCAATGAACCCATGACGATGTCCGTTGAGACGCTGACCCCTGCGAAAGCCGAACCGACACCCGAATTGCCGTTTGAGCCTCCCGCCGAGGTCGCTGCGGCGCCGGCAGAAGCCGAACCCGTCGCGACCACGGACGAGACGGTCCCAGACAGCGAGTTTGACGAAGATGGCGAGCCGACAACGGAACGGGCCGCTCGGTCCAGCCATACCAAGCTCCAGACCATCAAGAAACTCCGAGTCCGCGCACGACAAGCCGAAGAACGTGCGGCACGGCTCGAAGGCGAAAACGCCGTCCTCCGGACGCTGCGACCGGCTGAGAGTGACACGCAAGCTCAGCCAGCGGCTCCGCCTCAGGCGCCCCTCGCCTTCCGACCCAAGCCGACACCCGAAGATCTCCATCCCACCACTGGCGAGCTCCTCTTTTCCACCAACGAAGAGTTTATCGAAGCTCTCGTGGACTGGAAGACTGAGGCGCGGGACGCGCAACGCCAGGTCGCCGAAGCCACGCGCCACGCGGTTGAACGGCGCGATGCCTTCGTCAAGGATCATCCCGACTTCATGGAGGTGATTGCCGACCCCTCCATTCTCATCAACGACGCGCAGAAACAGGTCTTAAACGATCCCGACAACGCCGATGCGCCTGCGATGGTCTATGCCCTCGCGAAAGACCGCGCCTTGTGCGAGTCGATTCGTCAAATGCCGTATCACCGTGCGCTCATGGCGATGGGACAGCTCCAGGCGCGTCTGGCAACGACCACGGCTCCTCCGAGCGTCCCCGTGACGCCCCAGGTGCCGGTGCCGTCTGCCCCTCCGCCACCGAAGACGCTTCGGGGCGCCACCACCCCGTCGACCGCCGACTACGACACGCTCGCGAAAGCCGGAGACATCCAAGGATTCTTCGCCAAACGCAACGCGGATGAACAGCGGCGTCGGCAAATGAGATGAACGCAAGTTCTTTAGAATGAGTAGGTTACAGTGAATACTTTGCTCACCATAGAAATGATCACTCTCGAGTCTCTGAGAGTGCTCACCAACATGCTGACGTTCACGGGTCTTGTGAACCGCCAGTACGATTCGATGTTCGGCAAGTCGGGCGCGAAGGTTGGCGACACGATCTACGCCCGCAAGCCGCCACGCTACATCGTCCGCAAGGGCGCCGGCATCCAGCCCCAGGCGACCACCGAGACTCGCGTCCCGGTGAAGCTCGACTCCCTGGTCGGGATCGATCTGCCCTTCAGTTCGGTGGAGCGCACCTTGTCGTTGGACAACTACTCCGAGCGCGTGCTGCGTCCGGCGCTGTCCGCGATTGGGAACCAGATTGACTACGACGGTCTCCAGCTCTACAAGGAGGTCTATCAGGCGGTCGGCACGCTCGGGACCGTTCCGGCGACCACGTATGCCAATGGGTATTACCTGGGCGCGGGCGTGAAGCTCGACGACTCGGCGGCTCCGCAGGATGACCAGCGGTATCTCGTGGTGACGCCGAACATGCAGGCGTCGGCTGTGGCCGCGAACTTCTCGATCTTCAATCCGCAGCAGGTCATTTCCGAAGGCTTCCGGCGTGGCCGGTTCGGGAAGGGCGTGTTGGGCTTTGACTGGTACATGGATCAGAACGTCGGCACGCACGTCTATGGCACCAGGGATGCGGCAGGCACCGTCAGCGGCACGCAGGACAATACGTCCTCGTTGGTCGTGACCGGGATTACCGGCGACATCCACAAGGGTGACATCTTCACGATCGGCAACTCGGGGTCGACCAACGTCAATAGCGTCAACCCGCAGTCCCGTCAGTCCACCGGCGCGTTGCAGCAGTTTGTCGTGACCGCCGACAAGGTGGTGGGGGGATCGGCAGAGACGCTTCAGATTTCTCCCGCGATTACCTCCTCGGGCCAGTTCCAGACCGTCTCGCAGAGCGCGGTGTCTGGCTCGGTCCTGACCTGGGGCGCGGCGACGACTGTCTCGGGTCGCTCCGCACTCGCCTTCCACAAGGAAGCGTTTACGCTCGTGACCGCACCGCTCGAACTCCCCCGGGGTGTGCATGAAGCGCACTACGCAGGGGATGACCAGACCGGCATCGGCGTCCGCATCGTCACCGCGTATGACATCCGCACGAACGAGATGATCACGCGCTTCGACGTGCTGTACGGCTGGGCCTGCCTGCGTCCCGAGTTGGCCGTTCGCATCGAGGGCTAGTTCGTCAACCACAGAACGATGGGGGCCGTGCGGGTCGGAAGACACACGGCCACCCATCCAGAATAGGACCGTATCATGGCTTTGACTGCAACGACCATCGCCGCCGCCATCGACGGCATGACCAATACCATCAAGGTGACCTCGGCCTCTGGGTGCGTGGTGGGCCAGCCCGCCCGTATCGACAACGAGTACGTCAAGATCCAGGGCATCAACGACGTCATGCTGACCGTGTTCCGGGGCGTGCGCGGCACAAAGGCCGTCGCCCACAACGCGCTGGCCGACTTCGTGACCGGCCCGTGGGTCGACTTCCCGGTGGAGCAGTTCCCGCTCGCGGGCAGTTACACCTACTCGGTGGACGGCGCGATCACCGTGGCCCCGGGTATCCATAAGTTCAACAAGGGCAGCGCGTTGCTCTCGACACTCGCCATCCCCACCACCGCACAGGAAGGGCTGGAGCTGATGTTTGTGGCGCTGACCGCACAGGCGCACATCATCACCGCCGCGACCCCCGCCACGACCGACGAAGCTGAGACGTTCACCTTCGGTGGCGCGATCGGCGACAGCATCACGGTGGTCGCGGTCAACGGACAGTGGGCGGTGAAATACAAGCAGAACGTCACCGTCGCGGATGTGTCATAACCAGTCGGTTCACCGACAAGGAGAATCGACATGGCATTGACAGCAACCACACTAGCGGGGAACATTGACGCGAACGCGACATGGATTCAGGTGACGTCGAACACCGGATTCGTCGCCAAGCAGTTACTCCGCGTTGACAACGAACTCATGGGCGTTCAGTACGTGAAAGACGCCCTCATCGGGGTCTCCCGTGGAGTCCGTGGGACCAAGGCCGAGGCGCACAATGCGCTGGCTGACGCCATCACGGGACCGCCCGCCGACTTCCCGATCGAGATGTTCCCCAATCCGGGGAGCTATACCTACAGCGTCAACGGGGCACTCACGATCGCGCCCGGGGTCCACAAGATCGCGAAAGTCGCTGCGGCGGCGATGACGTTGGCCGCGCCGACAGCGGGCCAGGAAGGGATCGTGATGACGATTGTGGCCTTGACGACCGCGA